TACCGCCGGAGTCCTCCGGGCATTTTGCGGGAATTTCGTTGCGGGTTTTGACGTTGGCGCATTTTTTGACCTCGCTTCCAGGATAGCCGATTCCGAAAAACTTGTCAAGCATTTTTTTTCCGCCGTCGGTCCTCCGTTCGCGGGCGAAGGAGAAAAAAGCGGCTTTCTCTCGACGCCCGACGGAAAACCTCGGGAAACTTCCTCGGACACCGACGGAGAAAGAAAAAAACCGGGAACCCGATTCCGGCCGGAATGAGCCCGGGAAAAAATTTCCCTTGACATGTCCAGGCGGAACGAATAAGATTTGATTCGTGCTTAGGGGAAAAACACGTTGATACATCCTCGATTAAAAAACCATACGCAGGTTAGAGGCGCGGGGATTTTTCCCCTCCGGTCGAGTTCGACTCCTCCGGTCGTTTTTTCCTCGCGCCCTACCTGCTTTTCATCATTACCCAAGACACCACCACGTAAGGAGTTCCAGGTATGCCAAGAAAAAGAATGATTGATCCCGGGATATGGGATGATCCCGCCTTCGGGAGCCTGACCGACTCGCAACGAATCCTCTGGATAGCCCTAATCTCACTGGCCAACGATGAAGGGATTGTGTGTTGCGACTTGCGGTACATTTGCTCATGTGTATGGAAATTCCGACCCCACATGCCACTAAAGACCGTTGAAAAATCGCTATGTGCCATTAAATTCACTATGCCAAACAGTATTTACTTCTTCAAATATAATGGGATTGAATATGCCTACCTGACACGATGGACGAGATACCAATACATTAATAAACCTAAGAAATCACCTGTGCCTATACCGGAAGGAGTACCCGACGTTGTACCGGAACAGGTACGGGACGAAGTACCGGACACACTACCTCCTAAAACAAAACAAAACAAAACAATAGTAAGAGACGGTACTCCGTACCGGAAATATGAGCCCCCAAAAATCAGAAAGCAAACCGAGGAAGAGAAGGGGAAGATAAGGCAGGATATCCAGGGAATCATCTCCCAACTAAAAAGCGAGGAAGAAGAACCGAGCCAGGCCAACGAACCTACCAAACAAGAAGAAGACGACCTTATATGAAACCAAGAGCAAATAGAGGGGAAACTTAAGTCAGTCTCTATCCCGGGATGTTCTCGCGGTGGACTCGAGGCTGTTCGACGGGGAAAATGTGGCCGATCGAGGCTTTTGGAAGGTCAGATAGGCCATTTTGAGCTTTTTTTGGATTTCCAAGCAGTTGAAATGCTTACGTTATTCTGTCTATGTTCCGATAAAGTGACATTATCAGAACATGGGCCATACCTACTATCTGATTATATGGAGAAATTAAAGCCCGGGGGATGTTGGGGTGTCCAGTCTGCGGCGGTGGGGAGCCCCCCAACCGCCCGGCTCAGTATGGTTTCAAGGTCACCGAAAATGTTTTTAAAATTTTTTAGAAAAATTACTGTGGGGGGGCTTTAAAAAGGAAGCGCAATGAAGAAGTCGGCGAACTCTCAGAAGCCATCAGTGAGCATCTTTATCGCGGTGGTTGCTACACGGATGTAATAGACGAGGCGATCCAGGTTGCGACCCTGGCCTTAGAAATCGCGGAGATGTGCGGAGAAGGAGAAAAATAGCGAGAAAGGGGTAGGGAGATGAGCGCAAGATTCTTAGAAAAATATTTCGAGTCTGTGGAATGTAAAAAATGTCTAAGGTTGGTTAAGAAGGATTACAATTACTGCCCTCATTGCGGATCGGAGTTAGAGCGGTTCCATTACTGCGGCGGAATTTTTCAAATGGAAATTCCGGCTAATTCTGAATTCTGCCCGCATTGTGGAGCAAAAGTAGGCCAGCAGGAGGAGAAAAAAGAATGAACGGCGCAGAGGAACAGTGTAATAGATGTAGACACAACAGCGATCATTATTATTGCCCCGCCTGGAAGCATATTAAAGACGAGAGCGGAACTTTACTTGGTTATAAATATGAACCAAATAAATCAGAGGAATGTGGTAGGTATGAAACCAAACAAAAGGGGGATGAAGATAAATGATAAAATATTTCAGAAAGCTATTGTGCCGAATATTCGGACATGTCTATGAATTGCCGATTTACAAACCGAGGAGAGCAAGGGTTTTGTCGAAGCCGGATATATTCTGTAAACGTTGCGGCAAAAAGTATCCAACGTCCCGGGATTATTTAAAACAGAACAAGACGAAGAAGAAAAAAGGGGTGCTGGCATGTTGAGAATCAAAAAATCTAAAAAACGCAACAACTACATCGGGATGGCTGCGAGCATCCAGGAAAAGAAAAAATTGACCGGCCCTTATTCCCCTCGGATTCTTTATGGGCCAGACCCGAGGTTTGGTGTTATCGTCCGAGCCTACAAAGATAAAGTATGGATTCTGGGATGCGGTCTTCGTATTGAAGGAATGAAAAGATTTTCTGAATTTTTCGTTGGCGTTCTCTATAAGTGTATTTATTACAATTATTATGAAATAAGAAGGGCGACCGAGGAAGAAAAGAAATTTATCAAGAGAAGGGTGAATTATTTTTTCGATAATCAAAACCCCAAACTTATCGACGGCAAAATTAAAATCGGATGCAAAAGGTTTAATAAAAATAGATTCTTGAGATTTATAAAAGCATTAAAAAGGGAAGGCATTTTGGCAAAAAACAACACCATCGGAGGTCTGGCGCAATGATCAAGGATTTCTACGAAAGACTTAATGATTATGTCGGCAAACGGGTAAAAATAATTTCCTATTTAAAGAAAAACCCTAGTCGTTGGCACAACAAAAAAACGCCACACGAATACTCCGGCGTGGTTGTGGCGAGAAGGGGAAGGGTTCTTTACTTGGAAGATGGCGAAATGCTTTATAGGCCGGTAACGATTTTCAAAGACTCGGAGATCACAGTAATGGAAGAAGAGGGAGCAATCAGCGATGAAGAGATAGAAAACTGGAAAAAGGAAATTGATAAAATGTCTCGCGTCGAAATGGCGAGGTTGAAAAGGTTCGCGCCTGTGGGACACCCGGTATTCAGGGAAGGAACAGAGCTTCCCGATTACTTCGAGAGACGGTTCAAGGAATTGGGGGGCATGTCTCCCGAAATCAGCAAACAAATCCTTTGGGTATAGAATTAATCCGGGAAGCAAAAGAAAGGAGGGGTATGGTGAAGAAATTTCTTTTTCTGGTTTTCTTGATCTTCATCGCTTGCGGTCAAGAAAATCCTATCGGTAATTGGGGAGAGCCGCCGCCGGAAAGCATTTGGGTTTATTCGCTTGGCGAGAATTGCTATTACCATCAGCCAGGGCAATGCGTAGCTTCAATTTATAAAAACTGCGAACATCATTGTTCGGATATTATTTTCCTTATGGCGGATCAAGTCGAATGGACGGTGGCGAGCTTCGACGGAGGCAACTACGAGAGAAAAGAAGATTGCACTTGGGATTATTGTTGGGAGCAAGCGGATGAAGGAATATGGCTTTCTCTGGTGGGGAGTTACGCAATCGAAATCAGAATGAGCAGGTATTTTCAATGCCCCGATCTATCAGGACAAATCGATATGTTCGGTTGCCCGATATTTTAGGGCGGAAAGGAGAATCGAAATGAACGAAGAACAACAGCCCCGAGACCCCGAATATGCGACCGCGACGGAAGCGACGGAAGCGACAACAAGACGGAAGGTAGAAAAAACGCCTCCCGATTTAACAGCGGGAGAATACCCGTAGGTTTACAGCCTGCGCTCAAAAAACTGAAAGGAGAATAACAATGCCTGAACGAAAGCCGAAACGAATGTCATATGATGCAATGAAAGATCAAATCGTAAAATGTTTTCTTTGTGATGGCGACCACGGGACGGACCCGTGCCCGACAATCAAAGCGGGCGCAAAATGCGAGTGTGGGAGCACAAACACCGTATGGATTTCTGGCGGTGGATACCAAGAATCTGACGCGTCACGGGGCATGCCGATGGTCGAAACCAAAGGACAAATCGCATGTAACGATTGCGGACGGACCTGGTGGGATTAACAAAACGTGAGTTTGTTCAGGAAATTCAATTATGGGAACAAAGAAACCGAAACCGGAAGGCGAATAATCTTTTGTAAAAAAGAAAGGACACGTTGATGGGAGAGGAAATCAAGGCTTTTCATCCCACAGGAGAAAGGGTTCTTGTGAGGATGAAGGAAGAGGAAAGCGTTAGCGACGGTGGAATTTTCATCCCCGACATGGCAAGGAGAACCAGCGTCGAAGGTACGGTGATTGCCATCGGGCCTAACGTCGAAGAGGTCGGGCACGGAGACAATGTTCTAGTTCCGCGAATATGCGGAATAAAAGTTGACCTCGGAGACGAATTGAAGTATAAACTTTTTTTGGAAAGCGAAATCATCGGTATCGTGATCGTGGATGAATAGCGGGGTCGCCAAGCCAGGTAAGGCAACGGCTTCATACACCGTCTATCGCGGGTTCGAATCCCGCCCCCGCAAATAAGTTTCACGTGAAACATGATTGCGAGGAACCGGGCAGATAAACAGGGGATCAATAACCAGTGTTGGCTCATTGGCACGGCTAGGCGTTACCGGCCTTTCTGCCCGGACTTTTAAAAAGGAGGATTATGAACCGAGAGGAGGAATAATGCCAGATGCGTTGAAGGGGAAACCAAGCGGACAAGCGGCGAGAGCAATAGAGGAACTCTTGAGGCTGAATTGTGAATATTGCTGTAAGGTTGAACCGGACGGGAGGTGTTACTCTGAGGAATGTATGATGAATACATACCCCGAGATAAGAGAAAAAATCAAAGAACAAGGATGTCGGACTTATGCTATGTTGTTGAACAAGTTGTTGCGAACAGATTAAAAAAATGTTGGAGGAGGACTGACCATGCTGAGTGATGAGGAGTTGAGGGAAATAAAGTTCTTTCTTGAGCGACTTGTTGTAAACAACGAATTGTGTATATCGGAAAGTGACGCACAGGAATTATATGCACACTGTGACGATCTATTAACCGAAGTCAAGAGGTTGAGGGAAGCAAGGGAAGCATTGGAATGGATAGCTCAACAATTTTGCACAATATACGATGACAGCGATTGTCTACAAACTGACCATTGTGTAACTGAATATTGTTTACCATGCTATGCCAGAGCGGTTTTAAGGGGAAATACAGAGGAGGAGGAGGAGGAGAACTGATGATTTGCCCGTCTGAGGAATAATCCGGGGGCAACATATTTTTTAAACCAGAAAGGAGGTTTCGAAATGCCGAAAAAGGAATCGATCAGGAAAGCAGGGTTCGAAATGAAGATAAAAGAATCGATTTGGTATTCGGAAGCGAATTCGATCAGCCCAATAGGAATAATACTCACGGAAGATAACGTGACGGGAGCGGAAAAAGCCTTCATCGGAACTGGGCGTGGTTTTGATGAAGGCGAGGACGTAGAAAAAATAATCCAATTCGGGGCGAAATTCCCGGCTCATATTGCGAAAATGCTGATAGACGGAAGCTGATCGGTATCCCCGTCGAAAAAAGGAGGAAAAAAATGATATTGATCGGATTATTCGGGAAAATTCACGAAGATATGTTCGGAATCATTTTCCCCGAGCATATTATTCTCGCCGATAATATTTGGTCGATATTCGAGATGGCAGGAGCAAGGCAGGCGGAGGGATGGAAAACAAGAATACCTTCGCGGTTGAGTGGATATACTTGGTTTGAGAATAATTACGGCTCCTATCTCGCCATAATCGGATACACCGAGATCGATATATGCCCGGCAGGTATGATCAAAAAATACACAATGTTAAAAGCGAATTACCTGAAGGCTCAACATCAATTGAAGGAGAAAGAAATAGCTGAAATTCGAGAAGAAATGGAAGATATTGCTAGACTCCATGACGAAATACTTGACAAGATAAGTAAAAATGATTAAAAATAAAGTAAAATCTGGCTTCTAGGAAGCCCGGCGGATAGAAAATAGATTTCGAGGCCGTCTTGAGGGTTAAAACCCCTGAGTCGGCTTTTTTATAGGGGGGGTGAATATGATCAGAAAAAAGGGGAATAAACATTGCGTAATCTCCCACCGGACGGGAAGAAACATGGGTTGTTACCCCACAAAAAGCGCCGCCCAAAAGAGACTCGCTCAAGTAAAAGCCTACTCGAAAAATAAAAAATGAGTAATTTACCTGTGCCATCCCGCAGACTTGACGAGGAGCAGAAATCGAGAATTATTATTCGGTTCTTTCACGACCTACGTTCGGCGAAGGAAATATCGGATGAATTAAAAATCCCTAGATTTCAAATCTATAATTTCATTCGCTCAAAATTCGTTAGGGGCCAGCTTCAACATCTTGAACGACGCTATACCGAGAAACAGGTATTTCTTCGTCATAAAATACTCGATTACGCCGAAGACGCCGTTGACCGCTTAGAACAAAGGGCAAAGAACAAGAAGGTTTCCCCCGAATTAAAAACAAAAATCGATCTCGCCATCCTGGATCGTTCCCCCCTCGGGCCACAAATGAAAATCGCAATTGATAAAAGGGTCTGCTATAACGTTGCCGATGATGACCTCGAAAGAATAAATTCGGTTCTTAAAGAATTCGGAGAGAACGAGATAATCGAGGCTGAATTAGAGGAAGAAAATGATCAAGATATCAGAGAGCGAAAGACTGAGGATCAGGGAAAAAGCCCTTAGCGACCACTATTTCTTTAATAAGGCTATTTTGGGCTTTGATAAATTAACCGACCTTCACAAAGAAGTGTCGGCTTTCGTATGCGATCATTCGAAAAGCAAGAAAAAAATGGTTCTTCTCCCCCGGAAGCACTACAAAACAACTCACATCACCATCGGTTATACCCTTTGGAGAATCTGCCGCGATCCCAATATCACCATTCTAATTTGCAATGAAAAAGATGAAAACGTTTACGAATGGATTATCAAGATGGAGTTGCACCTTACCGCGAATGATCTTTTGCGGACAGTTTTTCCAGAATTAATGCCGGATGGTTTCAAACCTCAAACATGGTCGCAATCGGCCTTTACCGTCAACAGAACGATTCTCTCTGGTGCGCCCACCGTCCAGGGAGCGGGGGTAAAGTCGGCCGTTACCTCAAAGCACAGGGATTTAATCATTGAAGACGATTTGGTATCGAAGGCCGCTATCGATTGCCCTGACACCATGAGAAAGGCAATCGAGTTTCACCAGCTTCTTGAGTCTTGCTTCGACGAGGATATCGGAGAAGGCGAAGAATTGGTTGTGGGCACAAGATGGGATAGGTCTGATGTTTATGGATGGATTCTGAAAAGGGAGCCGGAATTCGAGGTTTATTCCAGGGAAGTCATAGAAAACGGAAAGCCAATTTTACCCGGGGCCGGGTTCACTTTGGAGAGAATAGCCAAACTGAAGAATAGGCTTGGTTCATATTTTTTCGGTTGCCAAATGACGAACCGCCCTTGTGATCGAGAGGATATCATACTCAGGGAAGATTGGCTGAGATACCACGATATCGATGAAGATGGGAACGTTGTAATACAAGAGGACGGAAAAACAGAAAAAATAGCAAAGCACGAATTCGATATCGTCCTAATAGGAGATACCTCACATTCAGAAACAAACTTAAAACGTCTTAAATATTCGAAATCGGCCGCCACAGTTTTGGGCGTAGATAAAAAAGAGCGCGTTTTCTTGTTCGATCATTGGGCCAAGAGAGGAGAGATACGAGAACTTATCGAGCAAATTTTCATTTTTAATAAAATCTGGCGTCCTCGCATGATTGGTATCGAGGCCGTTGGATTTCAGAGGTATTTAAAAACAGATATCGAGAGGGAAGCGAAGGTGCGGAAGGTTCACTTGAACATCAAACCTCTTTATCCGAAAGGGAGAGAAGATAAAATCAGTCGAATAAAATTAATGATACCCTACTGCGAAAGGGGCGCATTTTTCATCCCGAAATATAAGGATAACAACCCATTTTTCGACGAATACGGAGCTTTCCCGAACGAGCATATCTCTTTAGATATTCTTGATACCATCGGGTACGGGATCAGAGAGCTTTACGTTCCCGATGCGTATGCCGAATGGATGGAAGGACAGCACGATAGGGAAGTCCTATCGGAAATGAACGAATACACCGGATATTAAAGAAGCAAAAAAGAAAGAAGAGACAATGATACCAGATCAAATTCTGAATTTAACTGAAGACAGAATCAGGGAGATCACAAATTATTTATGTGATGAGATACAAAATGCAAAAGATGAGCGTCAAGGCATGGAGGATTATTGGTCGAAATGGAAGATCATATATGAAGCGAAGCCGAAAAGGAAAAGAAAGAATTTCCCCTGGATCAACGCGAGCAATATGGTATTCCCGTTAGCCGCGATTCATTCCGAAAATCTTTTCGCAAGGCTTTACGGAACGATAATGAGGGCCAAGCCTATTTTCTCGGCGAGGCCACTTTCGTCAGATTGGATAAGAAACTGTAGGCCGGTTGAAGATTTCCTTGATTATACATCGGTAAAAGAATTGCGGCTTCCCCCTATAGGAATGGAATGGATATTCGAAGCCGTGAAAATGGGAACCGGCATAGTCAAGCTCGTTTGGGAGCAAATTCCGCAGAAAAAATATTTCAAAGATAATAAAGGAAGGACAGTATTCCGAATCATAGAAAAATCAGCGCCGGTTTTATATTTCTGTCCTATCCAGTCAATCATAGTTCCGTCAGATTCTTACGATATTCAAAATTCTCGCTGGATTGATCACGTTACTTATAAGTCGCCAATGTCTTTAAGGCATTTAGAAGAGGCGGATATATACAGAAATGTTGATAAGGTAATCTCTTGGCTTGGAAAGCCCGATGATATCACAGAAGAACAAATGGAGCGAGAGGGAATAAACGTAAACACATATCAAGGAATTCACGTTCACGAAGTATGGGCCAATATCGATATTGATAACGACGGTCTTCCCGAGGGCGTTGTTTTTACCATTCATAAGGATTCCCGAACTTGTTTGAGGGCCGCCCCGAACGGATTTCATCATCAAGATTATCCGTTTCACCGAATAAGATTTTTCCCTCAAGAAAATAGATTCTACGGAATAGGCATTTGTGCCATGTCTGAACAATTGCAGGAAGGGATTACCACGGCTCTTAATCAATGGATCGACAATGCCACCGCCGCGAATACAAGAGTATGGAAAGCGAAGAAAAACGCAGGGATAAAAATAAACGAAAGAATATATCCGAGCAAAGTATTGTTTATGGAAAACCCGAGAGAAGATTTAATGGGTGAGCAACTGGGTGATGTTTACGGAAGCGGCGTCTTGCTCGTAAATCTCCTTAAAAGCATTGCGGAACAAAGGACAGGGGTTACGGATTATTACCAAGGCAGGGAATCGCAGATAGCGGGTTCAAGGGCTACCGCGACCTCGACCCTCGCGTTGATCAGGCAAAGTAACTTAAAAACCGACTTAACTCTGACCGATATAGGAATTGGATTATCAGGATTAGCAACTCAGCAATTACAGCTTTACCAGCAATATTATCCCGAAGGAAGAAGCTATTTCGTAATGGGGCCGCAGGCCGAATATGTCGAGCAAGTATTTTCTATTCCTCAAGACTACATCCCCGAAAAAATAGCGATTGAACTTACGGCGTCGAGCGTGAGCGTAAACCGAGAGATCGAAAGACAGTTCATGTTACAACTAATACCAGTAGTAAATAATTACTACGGACAGCTTGTTTATGGTTTAACGCAAGCGAAAAGCCCCCAGGCTCCCCCGGGGATTCAAGAATTCATTGGCAAAATGGCGAAGGGCGGTTCGGAATTAATGAGTAGATTGGTCGAGCTATTCGTTAAAGACCCCGAGACGTTTATTCCTTCGATGGAAGAAATAGATCAATATCTTAGCGCGAACAAGATAGGAGGTGCTGAAAATGTTGCCGGAGGACAGGGATTCATTGGTGAAGCTCCAAGAGAGCCGGGGATGGAAGGTTTACCGTAAATTAATAAGGGAAAGAATATCACAGAAACAAGAAAGGATGAATTCAAGCGACGGTGGTAACGAATTCTTCGAAGCAAGGGGAGCGTTCAGGGAGCTAAATAATATAATTGATATCAATAATTTGATAGAGCCAGCGCCAAGCGATATTGATAAAGAATTTGCGGTAGAAAACGATGAAGAAGAAACCGTGATCGACGAGGAGGAAGACATAGGATACTAATTTTAGAACGCTTAGGCGTTAAGAAAGGAGATAGGCTATGAAACCGCCAGGAAAGAAGCCCGGGGAGAAAAACGCAAATCGAAGCGGGGGGATGTTCTTTGACGATGACGAAGAACTTGATTTTGAGGATGAAGGAAAATCGTTATCGGCCGATCCACATGCGCTTCTGGATGATGAAAGGAGATTAGAGAAACCCCCCTCAAAAGAAGATGCGAAAATCCCCGAGGAATTCCGAGACCCGCAAGCGGCTTATCGGAAATATATGGAGTTGCAAAAAGAAAAAGAAAATTACCAAGAAGAAATTCGAAAGGCGAACGAAGACAATCAAATCATGCGGGATCACTTTATGAAGATAAGCAGTCCCGAAAGATCGCAGGATTCAAGGGCTCAAAGTCAAGACCCAAAAGAAAAATTGGAGAACATTCGAAGGGAATATTGGAGAGACCCGGTTGTAGCGAATGAGGAAATATTCAATATGAAAATGGCTCCCTTCGTCGATATGTATCTTCAGGACAGAGAGCAAGCGGTTCTTGACTCAATGAAGGCGCAACCTGAGTGGGAATCGGTCAAGGAACCTTTTATGAGGGCATGGTCGGAAACCCCCGTACAAATGCGTAATAAAAGAATCGCAATGTCGATCTATCACTTTGCCCGCCTCGATAAATATGACAAAGAAAGGGCGGCGGAAAAGGGGAAAGAAGGAGACGAAGCAGAAAGGAAACCAAACGTTGTTTATCCGCGCGAAAATGCCCCCATATATGAGAGGCCGCAGGCTGAAGTCGATGGGAAAATCCATTCGCTCGATCCTGAAGAAGACAGGGTAAGAAAAGCGTTCGGGCTCGACGAAAAAACATGGGCCGAAAGAGCTAAGGCAGCCCGGGGCCGAGTTATCTAGAAAGGAGAATTCCGATGGGTAAGATCGAAGTTACAGACCCCTTTGAAGACCTTACGGAAGGCGAGATAAAAGAGTATCTGAATAAACGATTAAATTACGATCCGACGGTTATCAAAGGGAAAGACCCGAGCCGCCATTATCGTTTAGTACGAAAGGCGGATGTGAACATAAACAAGCATGAGGAAATGGGTTATGTCCTGATGACGAAACAAAATAGCAAAGGCGAAAAGCTCTTAGGAGCGACCGAATCGCATCCTTTCGAAGTGGGGGATACGGTGCTGATGTTTACAAGTATCCGTATCAAGGAGGCTGTTGATTCGGAGAAAAGAAAGCAAAACAGGCAAATGTTAGGAGCGCATAGGCGCGAATTCTTGGAAGAAGTGAGGAACGCCGAAAGAGAAGCGGGCGTTACCGAAGACAACAGGATGAGCGTCCTAGAGGAAAAAGGAGGACGCTTCGTCCCAATGGAATAGCAAAGGGGGTGAATTAAATGGCAGTAATTAATCAAGGAATATGTGTCCCGAGGAGAACAGTCAATAATGCCCCGGTGGAAATCTTTATGGGGAAAGAGGCCGCTTCGCAATCCTTCAAGAAGGGCGAGCCGGTCTACCTCGTAAGCGGTTTGGTTGCCATCTGCGGTGCAGACCCGGCGGCCATTCTCGGAATCGCCGACGCCGACGCTTCTGGCGTCACAGGCGCTCCGATCCCGGTTGTGAAGGCGAATGGTGCCACGCTGTTTTGTGCCAACATTTATCACAGCACACCGGCCTCAGCGGTGACGGCACAAGCAGATGTCGGCACATCTTACGGGATTATCGTCGTATCGAACAAACTGTATGTAGACAAAGAGGAGACGGTAGCAACCCGCGCCCAGGTTATTGGACTCGATTCGCGAGATGCGGTCGGGGATCAATATGGGCGCGTATTGTTCAAGTTCCTCGTTGCCAACAGGCAGTTAATTTAGGAAGGGGGTGATCAGCAATGACGATGAGACGAGATCATTTTGCATACTTGATGGCCCCCGGACTCTACGATGTGTTCTTTAATTGGATGAAAGAACACCCCCCGATTTATCCTCAATTTATGAACCTGCCAAAAACATCGGGGCGCAAGTATGAAGAAATCACAAAGATATCCGGGTTCGGAACCATGCCGGAAAAGGCGGAAGGTATTGCTATCGATTACGACGATATGATTCAGGGCGGATTGAAGCAATATCTTTTCAAAACATTCGGGCTTGCCTTCCGAATTACGGAAGAGGCGTATGAGGACGAACTTTACCATGTATTTTCCAGGGCCGCCAATGCTCTCGCTAAATCGGCGAGAAATTGCCAGGAAATATATGCTCATGCCGTCCTCAATTTCGCCTTTGATACCAATTATATTGGTATCAATGCCGGTGAATCGCTATGCTCTGTCTCTCATGCACTTCTGAGGGGTGGAACACAGGCGAACAGACCGGCTACGGATTGCGATTTGAGTTTAGCGGCGGTACAGGGAGCCCTCACTAGGTTTGCCAATCTTCAGGATGAAGATGGTATGCCTGCTCTCATAGTGCCAAAAACTCTTATCATTCCTCCTGAAAGCAAATTCGTGGCTCGGGAAATCCTTATCTCCGAGTACAAGCCGTATACGGCGAACAATGAGATCAATCCGGTCAAGGAAGATGGGTTGGGTTACATTTGCACACCCTATCTGACAGATAAGGATAGCTGGTTCATTACCGCCGCCAAGGGCGACCACGATATGAATTTCTGGTGGAGGAGAAAGCTCAAATTCGATCCGGGCGAAGACTTCGACTCGGGAGACATGAAGAACAAGGCGACCCAACGCTTTATCGCAGGTTTCGGTGAATGGCGAGGGATCGACGGTTCTTCGGGCGGATAAAACAGGAGCCAATATAAACTACACATGGGGGGAGGAACCCCCTCCCCCCATGTGTTAAATAAGGGGGATCGAAATGGCAGAATCTTTATTTAACAAACAGATCGATGGTTACTCGGTGTTCGGAAACACGACCATTCAAGGAGGAATCCTTGTCGAAACGGTTGCCGCCGCCGATAAACCGTCTATCATCGGTTTATATGCCACCAGCGACGCCGGAGAGAGGACAGCTTATTATCTTTGGGTGGATTCAAACGGCGATCTGAGGATTCATACGGCCATTCCGACCGACCAGGACTCGGACGGAACGGTGGTGGGAACTCAGACGTAAGGGGTAGATCATGGGAAATGAACTCGGAAGAAACCCCCTCGTTTGCGATACTCAGGGCGCGGTAATAAGCGCCGGGCCAATCAAAATAAAAGCCTTCGTTTGGACTGGTGGGACGGACACCCACGTTATTCAAATCCATGACGTAAGCGGAGGCCAATTAATATGGAAAGCGATCTCTGACGGGTATAACGTAAACAGCCCGAGCCTTGGCATTGTCTTTACGAGCCTTTACCTCACCGCTATTCCATCAGGAACTTTACTAATTTATTACGAGTAAGAAAATGCCAAACGATAATAGAATAGACATTCTCATTCAAGCTCTGCAAAAAGCCAAGGAAGCCGAAAAGTCGGTAATGTTTCCAGATATCGAACGAGTGGGAAAAACAGATATCAAGGAAAAATATTTAGTGAGGGATGTTCCCGAGAGCCGGGCGGGAGACATACCGATTGATCCGTCAACAGGGAGAATCGACGTAAAGGAATTCCTGCGGCTCATGGAAGAAAGCGGAGAGCTTGAAAGGGTTCTTGAATTGGCTCTTGGTGGCATAGGGCCGATAAAAGTTACCCGGGCTATTCCGGCGGCGGCGAAGTCGGTTCCGTATACGATACACAAGGGGAAAGTTTACCTCGGAGATATCATGCGGAAGGCTTTGCAAAAAATTCCTGAATCTCAAAAAAAGACCGGAGAAGCTGGCGGCGGTGTTATACAGGCGTTACAGGAATTAACGCCAGAAGAGGAAATATGGTTAAGCCGCAAAATTACCGAAATGTATCACCGCATGCAAAGGGAGAAGTTGAGAGACATAAGGCCAGCTTTAAGGAAAAGGTAGAAAGGAGCAATGAAATGAAGGCCGGGAAATACACCAGTGAATTTATCCTTATTGCCCTTGCGATTATTATTGCCGTCGCGGGACATTTTACAGGAATGGATTTCAGCGTAATCGCGGGAGAAATCGGGCTTGCTGGCCTTTACGCCGTTCTAAGAACGGTTCTGAAGGTTATCGAGGGGAAGAACAAAAACCTCGACGAACTATCGAAAGCCCTTCCTAACGTCGTAAAGACAATCGAGGAAATCAGGGCTTTAGACGAAACAAAAAAATCGCTGGCCTCTCCCTCGCCGCCGACCTAAAAGGGCTAGAGGCCGAGCTACGAAAAACGATTGGTCGGTTTTCCGTTGGGTTTTTCGGTTGCGCCGATTGGAAATTCAAAGATTATAAAGTCGGTGGTAAACTGAAAGTAGAGTTTTAATGAAAAAATGGGATTACATTATAGTACATCATTCTCTCACAAAGGATAACCAAACTGTAAATTGGGACGCGATCAGAAAATATCACGTTGAGACTCTACGTTGGGCTGATATCGGTTATCATTTTGGCGTCGAAGACGTGGATGGTGTACTAAAAATACAATTCGGACGTTCGATACGTCAGGACGGGGCTCATACTCTCGGGAGAAATATCGATTCCTTGGGAGTTGTCTTGGTCGGAAATTATGATATTGAACCTCCTTCAAGAAAAAAGATAGAAAAATTATCAGAATTAATTCTTTCGCTTTGTCTTCTATTCGGGATAAATCCCGTCAATATATATCCCCATAGTCATTACTCGGTTCATAAAAGCTGTCCGGGTTCCAAATTTAATTTTCCTGATTTCAAGGAAAGAGTTATTAGGCTTTTCAGGGTAATCAATGGCGTAAACAAAGTAATTTGAATAATGGATAGAGAGCAAAGAGAATCCCTGGATAGGATATACGATAAGCTGGACTTGGTAAGTAAAAGTTTGTCTACAAAAATAGACGAGGTAAAAGAAGAATTGTTCGATTTTAAAATAATGTGCGAAGGGAGATTTTCAAGCGCGGAAGCCAATTTTAAAGTTCATAAGGAAGACAAGGAACTGCACCAGCATTATCGTTTCGGGGTAAAAAGTTTAATTGCTTGCGTAAGTATTATCGGAATATTGTCTACTCTATTTGGTGTAAGTCTATGCGACAAGGTGGTTATTTAAATGCCGCTCGGAACAATTGATCCACTACCCGCGCTCCGTCTAATAAACGGAGATTTGATCCTTCAGAATTTTAATCAGGATAAAGATTTAATTCTGAGGGTTGATGATGGTGGAGTTTTAAAAGACCCGCTGATTATTGACGGCTCCGAGGGGAATGTCCATATAGGCGGTCAAATTCACCCGTTGACTACAGCTTACGGCCCTTTATTTATCAGTAGAGAAGGCGATACGACTCTTGTAGGTATAGGATGTGCTGTGGATGTTGTGGCTGCTCCCATTGTTGCTTTTATGAGGAGTCGAGGTACAATTTCAAGCCCGACCTTGGTTCAAAATGGCGATTTACTTGGAGAGGTTCAGTTTTATGGGCAATATGATAGCACCATAGGACATGTAAGTGTTGGAGCACAGGTTGTAGCTTATGTTACACCCAATAATTGGGGCGTTGGTGATACGCCGGCTGGATTAAGATTTTACACGACACCATCAGGCTCATCAACATCATTAATAAGGATGACGATAAGTCATGATGGTAAAGTTAGCATAGGAACGACTGATGCAACAGCCATAGAGATTTTATCAGTGGGTAATGCCACTAGGGGAATAGATTTTTCCTCTAGTGGCTTATCCGGCTCCACCGATTACCCGATCTACCTAGATGTTAATAATCATTGGGCGGCTGATGGGCGTTGGAAAGGACATATCCGGTGGAATTTGATCCACTCAGGAACAAATGCTTCACCTGAAGCCTATATTGAGGCGTACAATGATCAGTGGAATTACGCCCCGCTACTGATCTTTAGGAAAAGCCATCACGATAGCGAAGGGGTAATGAGCCCAACCATTAACACAGAGGTTTTGGGTCAAATTATTTTTTACGGGGTTGATAGTGGATCAAATTTCGATGGTGGGGCTATTATTCGTGCTGTCCAGGACGGAGCAGCTTCCACCACAGTTCCAACAAAGTTAGCATTCTATACGTCCGATGGAACAAACCCATTTGCTCTAAGAATGGAAATTGGAAAGGACGGGCAAACCGATATATGGTCTGATAATTACGCTCCGTTACGATGCACTCGGTCAAATCGTACCGCAGACACAATATCCGCCGGAGTAACTATTTTAGCACAAAAACAAACCAACATGGGAAATGGGTTCGGTTCGTGCATTGCCTTTGAAATCCAAGATGATACCGCAGGGCCAAACATTATTGCTCTAATAGGTGCAACTTGGAGCGGGGGTGATAACCACGGCCAAATTGAATTTTGGCCTTACCTCTCCGGGATAGGATATTCCAGGGGTTCTATAAGCCCGAATGGGACATGGACAATAGGGCCGACGAATAATGTGACCGGCCTGAAGTTTCTTTCCCTCGGAAACGCCACTAGAGCAATTGATTTATCCGATTGTGGCCTAAGCGGTGATACTGATTATTATGTTTATATTGGAGCAAATGCTTATTGGAGGGGCGACGATCTTCTTTATTCCTATTATGTAAATAGCTATCAAAGTTCGATCGATGCTATTTTCAATTCAGTTCATTTTGCTAAAACTCATGGTGATACACTATCCCTGTACGGAAGGGATACCGACGGAGCCTCAGCCGTTGGAGTGAAGATTGATAATGATAATACATTGTCAACTGCCGGGGCAAAGATTCTATCAATTCGTAATAACAATGTTGAAAAGGCTTATGTAGACAAAGATGGAAGTTGGATCGGTCATGTAAAAGGAGAGATAATCCATTCGGGAGCGAACAATTGCGCGATATCTTATCAGACAACTTACCACGATGATCTCAATAGTTATTGCTCTGAGATAATTTTAAGAAAATCCCATAATGATACCGAGGGCTCCATGACAACAACAGTCAATAGCGAAGAATTAGGGGCCGTTGGTTTCATGGGAATCGGAACCAATTCTAATTTCGGTTACGGTGCTAGAATTTTAGGCCAGCAAAGCGGATCAGCGGATGTAGTCGGCGTTCCGACACAAATATTATTTCAAACCTGGACAACTACTTTAGGTTTGTTGACTAAGGTGTGGATTTCGGAATATGGCACACTTTCTTTGAAAACTTACGGCGGCCAGACGGCGTTATATTTTTATGATTTAGGAACAGCGACGAAAGCGATAGATATATCAAATTCCGGGCTATCAGGAACCGGAGATTATTGGATATATAGTAGCGCGACCGATTATTGGAGAGCGGACGGAAGCATGGTAACAAACTACTTACAGGCAAACATCGGCACGATATCGCCTTATTACTGGGCGGCCTACAATGCGGGTTTGTCTCTTAGGGGCAGGGAAGAGGACGATGCCAGCGCCGTTGCCTTAAAGGTGATTTGCGAAACAGCATTGACAACGGCGGGGGCCAAGTTGCTTTCTCTGTATTCCGATAATGGCACCACCGAAAAAGCATACATTGACATTTACGGTGCTTACCAAGCTACATCTTCAGTATATTGGCATTGTAAATATCTCGATCCATATTCTATTTCT